TTGACGGCCACATCTGATGTTATTAGGTCGCAAGATGCATTGGCGTTGGCCCTAGATGTCAGTCAAGCCACAGGCAAGGATCTAAGTGCAGTGAGCACGGCATTGGCCAAAGGATTTCAGGGCAACACCACAGCATTGAGCAAAATGGGTGGGGCTGTGTCAAAGGCAACCTTGGCCACAGGCGACATGGACAAAATTACGGCTGAGTTAAGTGCCAAATACAAGGGATCAGCATTGACAGCCGCGGCAGGTTATTCAGGGCAAATGGATAAATTAGCCGTGGCATCAGCCAACGCCAAAGAGATTATTGGCAAAGGCCTACTCAATGCAATTTCAAATTTATCAGATGCCAAAGGTGTGGACAATCTAGCAACATCGATGCAGGACACTGCAACATACCTAGCAGATGTCATCAGGGGCATGGGCATCCTATTGGGCCAAGTCAATAAATTGCCTGGTGGTTTTAAATTGGATGTAGCCATGATCCCTATTGTTGGCGCATATCTTTCCATTTTACAGCAGCAAGGTACAAGCACTGTTAAAACTGGGTACGGCCAGCAAAGCCCAGGCGATAGAAACAAAGCCATTGCAGCCAATGCAAAATTGGCTAGACAGAAAACAGAAGAATTAAACGCATTGACTGCCAAAAACAAGGCAGCCGCCGAAGAATTAAAATTAAAAAAAGATCAGGCAGCCCTTGATGAGTTAAAAAAGAAATTTGACCTAGAGCGCATAGGTATTCTTGCAGCCTTAGCCGCTGCAACAGATGCTGAAACCAAGGCACGCTTGCAAGCAATGCTTGCAATTTTAGATGAAGATGCTGCTGCGGTTAAACTAGCATCGCAAAATCTAGCCAAAATTATGGCAGACAAGGCCATTGCTGAGGCCAATGCAATCTTGGGTTTAGGTAAATTTGAGAGTGCAACTCTACTTGCCGCAGGTAGTTCCGCTGCATTATCTGTTGCTTACGCCAAATCCATAGGGGATGTAAATGCTGCGATGATTGCCGCTGCTGGTGTGCGCCCTAGTGCATTGGCCGCCGGGGAAAGCGGTGTCATTGGCGCGGCATCGATTGCAGCGCAAATTGCAGCTGCGCAGGCCACATTTACGGCAGGATTAACTGCCTCATCTGCCTCAGGTGCAACGCGAGACAAACAAATTGATGCCCTCCTTGCAGCCCTTGCCGCTGCCACTGCTGCCGCAAACGCCAAGCCAGTGCCTGTAATTAAAGTAATTACTGATCCCACAGTAATTGTGACAGTTGTTCAAGATGCAATTATTGACAATGGGCGCTCCGGCAACAGCCTTTACCAACCTGGATCATTGTTGGCAATATGACAGTCCCAACAATTAACGCGGTCATAAATTTTTCAACAGGTCCTAGTTTTGCCCAGGCCATGATTTTAGACACTGGCATCCTTGACACCAATGTGCTAGCAGATGCAGCTGCCGTCATCGTTGATGTGAGCAATGTGGTCAATAGCATTCAAACCAAGCGTGGGCGCAATGTGCAGACTAATCAATTCCAAACTGGCACATTGACATTGGTCATTGTTGATCAAAATGGTGATTTTAATCCTCAAAACACCAGTGGGCCTTATTACACTTTACTCACACCGATGCGCAAGGTGCAGATTACGGCAACCTATACCGACACTGTCACTTCAATCAGCACGACCTATCCGGTGTTTTCAGGATTCATCACAGGTTATTCCACATCGATTCCTAACGCTGCCACATCTGAGGTTGCATACACAACCATCACGGCCGTTGATGCATTTCGCTTGGCAACAAATGCTCAGATTTCAACAGTGGCAGGCACAAGTGCAGGTCAATTAACTGGGGCAAGAATCAATAACATTCTGGATCAGATAGCGTGGCCAGCATCAATGAGGGATGTGGATGCTGGGCTCACCACGGTGCAGGCCGATCCCGGCACGGCTCGCACTAGCCTTGCCGCGTGTCAAACAATTGAAACCACAGAATTTGGCGCATTTTATGTGGATGCATCTGGCAGTTTTGTGTTCCAGGATAGGTCAATCACAGCCTCTAGCGTTGCTGGCACGCCTGTTGTTTTCAGCGATGATGGACTTGGCATCGATTACTTTAATGCCGTATGGGTGCTTAATGACTTGCTTATCTTTAATTCAGCCCAAATTACAGCCACCGGGCTTGCTGTTCAAACTGCAACAGATTCAGCAAGCGTGGCCAAGTATTTCTTGCATTCTTACAATCAGCAGAATCTTTTGATGGAGGATACGGCAACGGCACTCAACTATGCGCAGGCATTTGTGGCATCTAATGCTGAAACCACGGTGCGATGTGATGCCATTGAGTTAGATCTCTACACCAACAATTACAACTCAGGCATCATTGCTGCCCTTAATTTAGATTTCTTTGATCCCGTGACAATTACCACGGCCCAGCCTGCTGCAACCGATTTGACTAAAACGCTGCAAGTTTTTGGCAAGGCCATGACAATCACGCCAAATCAGTGGCGCGTGGTCATGACTACGCTGGAGCCAATAATTGATGCGTTTATTCTTGATAGCGCGCTTTACGGGATTTTAGACACCAATGTACTATCCTACTAACTATGAACAGGCAGGTGAATAATGGCTAAGCAGACCTTTACGACCGGGCAGGTGCTTACGGCGGCCCAGATGACATCGCTCCAGCAGACATCGATGGGCGGTGGATCAACTACGGCCAAAACTGCCAGTTATGTCCTAGTGGCCGCCGATGCTGGCACCGTTGTACAGATGAACAGCGCAAGCGCAACAACCATTACAGTAAATACAGCCCTCTTTGCAGCTGGTGATACCGTACAAATACAAAATGTAGGAGCAGGTGTCTGCACAATAACGGCAGGCACGGCAACAGTTAGCACAAGTGCAACGCTAGCCTTGAAGCAATACGATGCAGGCACCCTTTACTTCAACACCACGAGCGCAGCATTTTTCTTTGCAGTCGATGCCGCCGATACGCCATTAACCACTACGGGCGATATTATTTACTCATCAAGTGGATCAACGGCCGCTCGTCTAGGCATCGGCTCAACGGGAAATGTGCTCACAGTCTCTGGAGGTTTACCAGTCTGGTCTGCACCAGCTGGGGGCGGCAAAGTGTTGCAAGTTGTCTTTGCAGAAGATGGAACAGACACATCATTTCAAACGACAACTTTTACGGACACAGGTATTACTGCGACAATTACACCAACTCTCAACACTTCTAAAATTATGATTTTAACATCCATACCGACCGATAGTTACAACGCAGGCACTTATCCATCTATAGGCTTGCGACTTATGCGTGGATCAACTGCAATTTTGACATCAAATATAGATGGTTTTATGACTACAAGCTCGACAGAAATAAAAGCATCTGCAAGCAATAATTATCTAGATTCACCTGCAACAACATCGGCTACAACTTACAAAATACAAGGCGCTTGTAATAGTGTGAACACACGCCTCAGGACTGGCTTTGATGGCTCAATCGGTACAATTATACTTATGGAAATTGGTGCATAATGACAAAAGATGACGCATATTATTTAGCCGAAGCTGTACATTACCTTTTGCCTAACACGGGATTTTCTTTTACTCAGGCAGATTACCTAACGATAAAATGGGATATAACTCCTGCAAGTATTCCAACACAGTTAGAAATTGATGCTGCTATTAAACAAGTCAAAGCAAATGAGATTGCAGGCGCAGATCAAGCCCAAGCCGACAAAGTAGCAGCTACGGCTAAATTAGAAGCACTTGGCTTAACTGCCGATGATTTAAAAGCGTTAGGCCTGTAAGTACACTACTAACTAAGGAGATAAATTATGGGGCCAGTACAATTTAGTGTAAGTAATCAGACTAAGTATGATTTAAGAGTGCAGGCATCTAACGGCGCACAAGCAGGCGCAGTATCAGGGGCAAGCACTAACCTAAGTTTTACACCCGATGACACAAATATTACCTGTGCTATGCGCTGGTATCAGGATGGAATATGTATCCTGCAGGGTAGCGTTGCCTGGTCGGCTGGCGGCTCAGGGGCAGATGATGGTTGGAGTACAAGTAATTTAATCTGTATGAACGGGCAAGCCAACGGCGTAGGCTTTAGCGGCTGTAATGAGGGCTGGGTGGAGTTGCAACCCTATAACCTTATGGCTAACGGCGGCGAGGTTAGCGTTACCTATACCAATGCCTAAATGCTAACAAGTTACAACGGCTGGCCTGCATCAAGGGATCAGGTTGAGATAGGTATAAAGTCCTATCCCGTGCCAGGTACTGCGATTAAATTGCGATGTGCCGAAAAGGTAGCACCGCTGTTAGTAGGTTTTGCTGCAGAGTTTCATAACTTAATAGAGCCGTTAGATGTCGGAGCAAATGACGATTGGGGATTTTGCTACAGGATGGTTAGGGGTACTACAGATAAATTATCCAACCACAG